CTTAATCCAGGGCTCAATCTGCAGAGCTCTCTTTATCCGGAGCTTGCAAAACAGGGTCCTTTCTTCTATATGTTGGACTTTGACGATTACAATTCTCAGCACACTCTGGAGGCGATGAAGATGGTAATCGAAGAGGCAACTCGTGGCGCGCCAGAGGATATACGTAGGTGGGCCATAGACAGCTGGGATGATATGAATGTCCGGTGGATTTCCGACAAGACCGGTAAGTTGGAGACGAAGAAAATGGTGGGCACACTACCATCGGGGCATCGGGCCACGACCTTCATTAACACGGTACTAAACGCCGCATATTGTAGGGTGGTAATGGGGGACGCTTATAAACAACTGGGTGCGTACCATGCTGGTGATGATGTCATAATGTGGGGACCTCACGAGCCTCTGAGTAAGGCGATTTCTGGTGTCGAGAAATCTACTTTGAGGGTGAACAGGTCTAAACAGTCGATTGGCAACGTTTCTGGGGAGTTTTTACGAGTAGCATTCAATAAAAAAGAAGCGAGGGGATACCTGGCTAGAGCTGTGTCGGGCTGCGTTTCGGGCAGCTGGGTTACGGAGGCACAAGTGGCTCCGAGGTCGTACCTGGATAACTTTACCAGGATGGCATGGACTATGGCGAATCGTAGTGGTGTTAGGAACGCGGGTGCTGTTCTGACGCACTCTCTGATGGATAGGATTAACATCTGTGAGAGTGAGGCCCACGCCATATGTACTAACAGGGTGAGTGTCGGGGGCTCACCAGTGATGGATAATGAGCCAAATCCTTGGACTCGTTATGATATTAGGGGTGGTAACCCTAAGTTTGGCAGGGTGGATGCTGGCAGTAGTTGTTTCGCTACGGAAGACTACTTACACAACCACGTTGACATGAAATTACTCGAGGGCGCAGGCGTAAACCCTGGAGCTTTGAAGGCACTGATGCTAAAGGCATCTTATAAGCCCCGATCTGATCCAGAGATTAAGACTATGTCCTTTACAAAGACCAGATGTCCGGCCACGGTGCAATTAGGCATTGTGACGGCCGTGCATTTTAAGAGACGCGAGAATACAACATCAACGGCCATAAGCATGTTAGAGGGCCTGATGAGTGGTGTTGACTGGAGATACCTCGTAGCCCAGATAAGGGGAACAGATTCAAGTTACTTGTCTGTCACTGGGAAGAGTGAGTGGCCAGTTGGTTCTACGATGGGCGTACCTTATTCAGATAACATGACTCTTAGGGAGAGGTTTGTCCAACCGATGTTGATGAGGCCTTTGTATAAAGTTTTCACAT